TTTAACTTTAACGAGTTCTTAAGACAACAAGACGATCCGTACAAAAGACTTGCTGCACTTACAGGTACGGTATCTGGAATACCAGTTAATCAATCTACAACAAGTCAAAAGAAAACTGGACTCGGTGACATATTGGGTGCTGGTGCTAGTTTATATGGTATGTCTTTTCTGTCAGATGTAAGATTAAAAGATAATATAAAACATATCGGCTCAGAAAACGGTCATAACATTTATACTTGGACTTGGAATAAAATAGCCAAAGAATTAAATGTTGATAGTCCAACAACAGGGGTTCTAGCACAAGAAGTAATGGAGAAAAATCCAGAAGCAGTAACTAAGCATGATAGCGGTTACTACATGGTGAACTACGGAGCTTTATAATGAACGAGCTACAAAAATATATGTTAATGCTACAAGGTGGTTACAAGCCTCAAGCTGGTGCAATTACATCAGATCAAATGCAAGGTTTTAAAAATGCTGGTTTATTAAATAAAACAGTAGCACTAGAAAATCAAATACAAGACACAAACAATCTTATTAGCTCATTAAATATACCAAACAATCCTGTTGCAGTCCCTAATACAGCAAGTGAAGATTTGTTAAAAAAACAGCAACGTGGAAATATGCTTATGGCTTTAGGTGACTTACTACAAGGCAAAGATGCAACTGCTGGTTTTACACAAAGAAAAGCTGGGTTTGATGCACAAAGAGAAAGAGCAGAGAGACAGGCTAAATTGCAAAATATAGTACAAAATTCAGACTCTATACCAAATTCATTAAAAGAAATAGCATTAGCATTTCCAGAATTAGCTTTAAAAAATGTTTTTAGTCAATCAGGTGCTAACAACACTGTTGAAAGATTTGGAGTTTATGATGCCACAGGTGAGCTTGTTGGCAGTGTAAACAAAGCAGATTCTCAAAGAATTAATGAGATAGAAAACGATCCTAATAGAACACTAGGTCAAATAAGATCAAAAACTCTGCAAAATGAAAACCCAGAAAAATTAGAATACTACAGTGTTACAGATGCAAACGGAACGAGAATAAAGACTGTGGTTAATCCAACTCCAGAGGAATTAAATTTATTTAATAAAGATAATTTATTTTTAAATCAATTACCAACACCTTCAGACAGAGGAAAAGGTTTACAGGATGACTCAATATATACCACTTTAAAGGGCCAATTTAAAGCAACAAATAATTTAATTGGCAGTTTAAACAACATGTCAAAACAGTTTGCTGAAAACCCAGATTCTGCTCTTGCAATCGGTGGTGGTATTAAATTTATAGACAAGGTCATACAAAACATAGACGCTACTGGAAGCATACTTTCTGGAGAAAATTATAAAACTATGCAAGAAAAAGGATTTACCTCCAAAGATGGAAGGGATTATTCTTCTACACTAAAAGAAGTATCAGTAAACACAGGTATATCTCAATCAAGAATAAGAGATTTGGCATATCTATTTGCAGCAGCTAGAGGACAAGAGGGAAGAGGTCTTTCTGATAAAGATTACGAAAATGCTTTACTCATTGTAAGTGGTGGCGCTGGTGCTGAAGGTAAAATAGCAGTATTGAAAGATGTGGCAGAAAGGATGTATGGTGAGGCTATTGGTGCTTTGGATTTTGAAATTGACAACTTGCCTTTAGATACTGACACAGACCGTTTTGAAAGATTAAGAGGATCACTGGGCGTGTATAAAAGTCCTTATAGCAATGCTCCAGCTTCAGTTGGAAAATATCAAATTGAAGTTGTTAATTAATAATTATGCCAAGCTATATAATAACTGATCCAGAAACAGGGACAAAATTAAAACTTACTGGTGATACACCTCCAACCGAAAAAGATATAGATGATGCTTTTAAAAGTTATTATGAAAGCAATCCAGATCCTAAAGTTCCTGAAGAGATTGTTGATGAAAAGCCAAGTTTTAAAGACCTTGCATTAGCTTCTGTAGGGATTCAAAACATACAAAAAGATGACCAAGGTCAGAATGTTATTAATCTTTCAGATAACCGCTTTACATCCAGTTTTCCAAATCAAGTATTAATGAATGCTGGTAGTGGCATTGCAAGAGGTGTTGGCTCATTGCCTTTTGATTTATATGCAAAGACAGGATTGCCTGGTGCAGAAGGTTCTGCTGGTATAGCAGACACGATAAGAAAAACAATTCCTACAGTAGAGGGCGGTTTGCCAGGAGCAGATACTGTTGGAGCTATAGGACAATATGCAGTTCCTGGAATGACTGCATTTAAAGTAGCGCAATTTGCTAATGCTCCTAAAGCAGTTAATTATGCATCTGGCTTATTAGGATCGGCAGCTTCAGATGTTGCTGTTTCAGTTCCAGGTGAGACAACTTCTCTAGGAAACCTTTTAGGAGGCCCTACAGCAGTCCAACCAACTGATGATGCTCTTACACAAAGATTAAAAGTAGGTAGTGAAGTTTTAGCCGCAGGTCCAGCAGTTGATGCGGTTCTATCCCCATTTAGATTTTTAGGATCAAAATTACCAACTAAAAAAAATATAGAAAGAGAAATACCAGAGCTGTTACAGACTCCTGGTAATGTTTTTCTTGATCCTAAAAAAGCAACAGCCGAACTTGAGAATGTAGTAAACAGAAGTGAGATACCTGGATATAATCCAACCACAGGAGTGGCTAGTGGAGATACAATGGGTATAGCTACAGACAGAGCCATATCAAGCAGACCAGAAATGGTTGAAAGAATGATAAGAAATGTTGGTGCGATTGGTGATGAAACAAAAAATATAAGTTCGTCTACTGGTAACATTACTGATACCGCTTCAGCAGTAACAGAAGCAAGTAGGGCAAATTTAAGAACAGCAGATTCTAATGTTTTTAAAGCTGAACAAAATTATGAAGTTGCAAAGAGTGAACTTGATTCACAAATTGCAAAATACAATAACTCAACAAGGTCTAGCCAAGAGTCTGCATCTAGGACTTTAGACGATCAATTACAAAACGAACTACTTGTTTTAAATAAACAGAAAAAAGACTTATATGATGCTATTGATCCAAATGGTACTTTAGAGGTTGATCTTTCACTTCTTAAAAAAGCAGCAGATTTTATAAGAAAACCGAAAGCGCCATTAAAAACAGCAGAAGCAGACGCTGTACAAACGTATGGTGGAGGGATATTTAAAGCTATAGACAATGCTATAGAAGCACAGGCAAAAGGTAATAAAAGCTCTTACAAAGAATTAATAGATTTAAGAGCAAATGTTAATGATTCTATTAACCAAGCATACAAAAACGACTCAGCGGTAGCGGCAAAAAGTTTAGAAAAAATCAGAGGAATAATTGATAAATATACAGAGAACTTGGCAAGTTTTAATCAAGGTCAAAAAATAGTTCCCGAAGGATTTACAACAATACCATCTGATGCGGCTGAAGCAGCAGTTAAGGCTAATGATTTTTATAAAAACATTTATGCACCTAAGTTTAAAGATGGTCTTGGTGGTAAATGGGCGGACGATACTGTTAGTAATAAAAGCCTACAAACACAAACAGCACAGAAGTTTTTATTAGGCCCAACAGAGGGTGCTGAACAACTTAGAAGCATTATAAATAATGCACAAAACCCTGAAGTTATGGAAACTCAAGTTAGAGAATTTATGATTGGTGAATTGGCACAAAGAGCATTCAAGGGTAAGGGAGAGGTTGCACCTAAACAAATATATGAGTTCATGAAAAGATATGACTCAATATTAGATCAGTTTCCATCTTTAAAATCAGAAATTGTAAATCTTAGAACTACACTTAAAGGAAGCGCAGACAAAACAACTGGTCTTGCTAAAGCTGTAGTAAAAGCAAAAAATAATTTAAAACAAACACAATCTGATGCAGACAAGTCTGTTTTTAAATACTTTACAGAATTGCAACCAGAAGACGCTGTTAGTAAAATACTATCAAGTCAAAACCCTACAGTAGAGTTGGCTAAACTAAAAAATATTATTAGTAAAAATCCAGAAGCGCAACTTGGTCTTAAAGCTGGTTTAAGAGATGAAATTTATAACAGGGTTATAAATACCAAAGGAGTAACTTCTACAGGTGAAGAAATACAAGTAGCATCTCTAGCAAAATTAAACAAATTATTAACCCAACCAAAATTCCAAAAAGTCTTAAGCGGTATTTTTAACAAATCTGAAATGGACTCTTTAAATAGAGTAAGACAAAGAGTTACAGAGCTAGATAGAATTAACATACAAACAACTACTGGTAGTAGCACTAATGCTCTAGGAAAGGACAGTCAAAGGCTTAAAACAGTATTAGCTTCTTGGTATGGAATTGTTAAAGGTCAAGGCATTAGAGCTATTATGGGATATGGCGGAGATATGATTAGGGGTGGAACAAAGCAAGAGGTAGGAGAGAAAATAATTACAAAAGCAATGCTTGATCCCGAGTTTGCACTTCTTATGTTAAAGTCTGATACAAAACAAAATCAAATAGCTGTTAGAGCTTATATAACAAATAATTACCCAGAAATATTTTTAGATGAGGAAGATTCTTCTAACTAACATGTCCCAACATGACACGAGCAACGGAGAGAATAGGTAGGAGTGGCGAATACTTAACTTGCTCGGTGATAGCAAGGGAAACCGATACTGTAACAGTTATGCCTCATGGTGCTAACGCTGACATAATCTTTGAATGGGAAAACAAAATGTATCGCTGTCAAGTCAAGACAGTTACCCATATAGAAAAAGCAAGAAACAGTTGGCGGTTTGATTTGCGAAAAGGATCACACAGCAAGTCAAGAGAGTACAAAGAAAACACCATTGATATATTCGCCTTGGTTAATCTTAAATACCAGAATGTTTACTTCCTACCTTTTAACAATTGCAAATACCTACAATATTCTGTACATGACGAACCCATGAAAGCTGTTAATTCAATAGAGAGTTTTAGAGAGGCTATGGATGCAATAAATAGCACGGATGATAGACGGATAGGCATATCAGTCCATGACATACCTCTTGAAAAACCCCAGAAATTAGCGGTTATTTAACTGTTCGGGGAGTAGCGCAGCCTGGTAGCGCACTATGTTTTAAAGCCATCACACAATTTCACATCATTACTTTTTATTACTAAAAAACCTTGTTTTCTTTACAAGATTCAATTTATAATCTACTGAATAGGTAACAGAAATACACATCAATCCGCAGTCAAAAGACGGATAAAACACGGATGGATAAACGAGGAGCAAAGCATGGCAAGATACCAGACTGATAAACAAGTGAGCGCATTAAAGATATATAAGACAGGTTATTATCTGCATTATAGGTACAACAAGAAGACCAGAGAGATGAAGATAGCAAGTAAAGATGTCTTGATTGGTGTTGCAAGAAACAAAGCACAAAAGATACTTGGTGAAGTAGCTCAAGGCATTGATCCATTAGAAGCAAAGAAAGTAGAAGCTGATGCTTATACCTTAAACCAGGCGTTTGAGTTAAAGCTAGAAGACTTGTTCAACAATAATAAGAAGTGCGTAGAGATGAAGGATGGCAAGATAGATGGTGAGCCAAGACGTATGTGGGATAAAGACGTTAAGAATACTTTAGGCAAGATGAAACTAGAAAGCGTTGAGACTGGTGATATAACTAAGCTACATATTGCAGTAAGTAAGAGAGGCAAGTATCAAGCTAATAGAGTAGTGCAATTAATTAGTTCAGTCTTTGAGAATAGCATTAGACTATCTTTAGTTAAATATAACCCTGCTAAGTATGTTAAAAAAAACCCTGAGTATGAACGTGATAGGCCATTAACTGATGCAGAGTTTGCTGAAATAAATAAGCAGATCAATATTGCAGAAGCACAAGCACATAAGAAAAAGTTAAAATCTATTAAGTACATAAGACTATGTATCTTGACTGGTGGTAGATGTGTTAGTGAATTAGGTAGTGCTAAATGGTCTGATCTTGATGGTAATAAACTGGTGCTAAAAGATCATAAAACAGATTATGGTGGTAAGCCTAGAGTTATACATCTGAACAATCAAGCTATGGCAATCATCAACTCTTGCGATAGAAAAAGCGAAAAAATACTTGGTGTTAAATATCCTTGGCATACTTGGAACAAAATTAGAAAAGCTGCTGGATGTCCAGATGTGACGTTCCACGATCTAAGACATAACTTTGGTACTATGGCGGGTGAGCAAATGAAGATTGAAGATGTGAAGACTCTTATGGGACATAAAAGCATTAAGGCTACTGAGCGTTACCGTAAAACTAGAGAGCATATAGCCACCGAAGAAATGCAGAATGTCGGTAACTATATGCAGAAGATAATGATGTCTAATTAAAAAAGGAGCTTTTACACTCCTTTGTTTTTATATAAGTTTTTCTGATCCAGAATAATCTTTGTGGCTAAAGTAAAATGTAGTATTTTCTTCAAAAGATTTTATTATATGCCTCATATCATCTTGACATTTAAACTTATCAATAAACTGAATGTTATTGCTAAATTTATCAGGACTAATTAAATACAAATTATAATAATCACCACCTATTTTTCTAGGTTCTTTGTAATGTGCTTCGTATATAGCCTTTTCTGTTTTATGTATTAATTTTTTCAATTTTATAACCTCCTAAAGTTTTAATAGAAAAACCTATTATAACATAAAAGTATGAAAGTGTAAAATCACGTAAACTATAATTCTTCGTAGTGTTTAATTAAAGCGTTTAAATACCATTGTGCTTTTTCTAAATCTTGGATGTTTGCGTCTTTGTCTTTGTGTCTGTAAAGATACTTCCAGATGTTACCTTCTAAGTAAGCTGGAAAATTTCCAGAACCAACTCTATCTTTTATCAGGTCAATACATTCTATTTTTCCTTGATAGTGCATAGGTCGTTGAACTGGATCATGTTTTTCTTTTTTTATATCTTCCAATTTATCCCACTCCTCTCTTGTAACTTTATCTATACTCATTTTTACCTCCTTATTAATGCGTAAATGTTATTGATAAATTTTCTGTAAATTTTTTCTGAAGATTTAATCTGAATAATATTT